GCGGCTCTGCCGTTGAATGCGCAAGGCTCGGGCTACGGCGTCACCTCGCAAGCAGGTGCCGGTCCCGGCGCCAACGGCGGGCGTACGATAGCGGAAGCGCTGTCCATCGGTGATCGCAACGGTGCCGGCACGCAGGTCGGCGGCGACACACTGAACAGTGATTTGAACGGCGGCCAAAGTTTAGGTGCCGGCGGCGCGAACCAGACCGAAGGTCCGACCTCGGGCGAGGCTAGCCAAGCGGCCACCACGCAACCGATCAACACGCTCACGCTACAGGGCGGCGCTGCGCCGATCTTCGGAGGCTAAGATGACGAACTATCCTGCCTCACTAGCTGAGTTTGAAACGAACACCGGCATGCCCGGCGCTGCGCCCAATGGCGCGCAGATGCAAGGCAACCCGAACGGCTCAGTCGACGCCGTACCCCAACAGAACCTGCCCGGCAATCAGAACGCCGTTCAGCAGCTCGCTGCCACTCAGATCTCGAATGGCAACATCTCCGCCAACTCCGTGCCGATTAATGTGAACAGCGCGCCGGGCACCGACTCGTTGCTCGCGCAGCTCTCGCGTGGTCAGGTGATCTTGACGGACACCACGTACGGTCAGTCGGCGTACATCGCCGGCAACGCAGGCGCAGGCAACGTGAACACGCCGGCAGTGCAGCCGGTCGTCACTCGCGTCGCGAGCGGTCTCACGTATCCCGCGCCCGGCGCGCAGAATCACGTCGGCAGCTGATGGCTGGCACTGGCTCGTACGGACAGAAGACCACACCGAACCCGAACGTGTTCGCGCCGGCCGGTATGGGCGGCGATGTGTGGGGAGCGAACGGCGGTGGCGCTGTAGCAGCCGGCGGCGGTGCGACTGATCAGACTGGATACGCGAAGCCGATAGCGATCACGCCATCGGATTGCGAGATGGTGCTGAATTACATTCCGGCGGTGCCACCGACAGTGGCGGCACTAACGGTGATGGGACAGGAAGCCAACGGCTTGCTGTCGAACCAGACGCCGCAGAGCTCACTCGTGAGTGGAGGCAGCAATGCAGGTTAAGTCACGCGGCGCCACTTTCACGGTGAGCCAATTTCTTTTGATCCTGCTCATCGGAGCGGGACTTGCGAGCGCAGCGACGAGTTTGTATCTCTCCGCGCATCGCACGATCAGTTTTGATTCATGCAGGCTTTAGCCTGCTGCTTATCCGTCAAGTGACGGCGTCGATTCGATGCGCGTAAGCGCGAGGAAAATTTCATGACAGCATTGGGCGTCTTTCGAGACGATTTCTACAACGCGATCTCGGTTCTGCCGAATTCGCAGTACACCACGACCGTCCAGAACGGCGGTGTGTTGGCGGCTACGCAGTTGTGCGGTGCCGGTGATTGCTACCTCAGCGCGAGCGGCCAAGCCGGCGCGCAGGCACTGACGACTGACTCCGCGATCAACATCATCGCTGCTCTTCAGGCAGCGGTGGCGACGGCGTACAAGCAAGGTCTCGGCGCATTTGCGGCCGGCGTCAACCCGCCGCCCGGCGTGCCGAACCTGTTCAACGTCGCCTGGACGTTGACGATCCTGAACTTCAATACCGCGTCGGGAGCTATTACGCTCACGGGCGGAACGGGCGTCACGATCACGGGCACCAACACCATCGCGATCAACGCGGAGCGCATCTTTGTGATCACGGTAACGTCTCCGACGACCGTCAACATTCAGAGCGTCAACTCCGGCACCATCGCCGCTTAATTTCGATTTCAACAGAGAGGATTTTTCACATGGGTAAAGCAGAGAGCGCCAAGATGAAGGGCGAAGAGTATCTGAAGGGGCGTCGAGCCGGCGTCGAAGGAACTCACGGCGCGAGCCGCAAGGGCGTTGCCGAGAAGACGTTGCTGCCGCATTCGGACACCTGCGATTCGGGTGGCGAGAGCGAGCTGAACAGCAAAGCGCATTCACTGTACCGAGACGCCGTCTCGGGCCGTGGCGACAAGCTGGGCGACAAAGCACTCACCGAGCGGTAAGTGCCAAGCAAGTCCCCAGCCCAGGCTAGACTGATGCGTGCTGCCGCCCATGGCTGGAAAAAGCCAGGGGGCGGCGGCCCGTCCGTCGAAGTGGGGAAAGAATTCATGCACGCGGACGAGCGGAAGAACGCTCACAAGTCGCGTGAAGGTCGCGCCGATCATAAGCGCGAGATGAATGACTGGGCCGAAGGCAAAAGGAAGACACCATAATGGGCGTCGATACAACGTTCCAGCCGAAGACTCCCACCTTTGCGGTGGACAGCTCGGCAGCCGTCGCGATTGATGGTCGTCAAGATGGTGTCACCTCGTGGCGCATCCGCGCGGTCAAAGTCAGCGGCTACATCAAATGGGCACAAGGCAGTGCGGCCGCTCCGTCGGCTGCAGTCGCTCCCGTGCTCGGCACACCGGTCGTGAATGAGATCGGCGTGAACCTCGGGCAGACCGTATACATCGAAGGCGTTGGCGCCTGGTTGCAGTTCATCGGCGACGCCGTGTTCGCAACCAGCTCGTTCGAAGTCACTGGTGGACAAGGAGGCTGCGGTGGCTGAGATTGCACCCATGCTCGGCGCCATTTTCGGCGTGAGCAAGACCCCGAAGGGTCAAGACAAAAAGCGCGCGAAGCGGTCGAAGGGCGAGAAGTCCGTGACCGAACCCGCGCAGCAGCACGGCGAATTGGCTTCGTACCAAGCGCCGAAGCCGCTCCCGGAAAAGAAGATCATCAAGGAAAACGCGAAGCATACGCTGCGTCGTGCGACCGAAGATTGGGTGGACGGACGCATCACCACGAAAGAGCACAAAGCCGTGCATGATCGTGCGAAGCACGTTCTCTCGGGTCGTCACCCGCATGAATTTCGCGGCCCGAGCGGCGAGCGCTCGTTCAAGAAGATGCGATGATCATCCTTCTTCAAATTCGCCTGGGTGTCTGCTACTGCAACATCCGCGTCGACCGCTCTTGGCGGTAAGATGGTCATAGGCAACCGATATCTGCAAGGTTCTCCGATCCTGCCGTACGCCAATGTCAAGGCGTATCCCGGCACGGATCTTTTCATGGACGTGCAGTTTGTCGATCACACGAATACCCCCGTAATTCCTACTTCGATCAGCATCGAGATCGACGACATTACGAACAGTGTGGTGATGGCAGGACCAGCCACACTGAACGCAGCCGGCGCTGTAGGATCAGCCGGCGTGCCTTTTACGTACTCGGCATTCGCAGCGACGATGACGCTGCAAGTTTTAGGTTCGGCTTGGCAGATGACGTTCCCGTATATCGGATCGCAGCTCTGCCAGGTCGGCATGCAGTTCACGGCCGTTGACTCAGTCACCGGCCAACCGTTCACATCGAACGCGGTGATTGCAATCGTGGAGTTGTGCGCCCTCGCGACGGTGAGCGGCCTTCCGTTTTGATTTCGTAAGGTGAGAGGTACGAAAATGTCGAAGATAGATTTTAGCCAGCGCCTGCTGGATGACTTGATCGCAGTCGCTCTCCTGGACAAAGCAGAGGGCGTGATCAAGCTGCCAGATTGGCAACGCGTCCTGCGCGGCGAAGTCGTCGCAGTTGGCCCCGGCCGCATGCTCCCTCTAGGTGAGCGTGCGCCGATGGAGTGCAGCGTCGGGGACATCGTCTCTTTCGCAGCCACCGCCGGCATGGACTCGGATTACGGTGTAGGAAAAAAGATCCGCCTCATGCGAGACACCGATGTCGACGCTATCATCGAGGTGGCGGCATGATGCTCACGGAAGAGCTGGAAGAAGTCGGTAAGCGCACACGAGTGTTGCGCGACCGCGTGCTCGTGAAGATTCTTCCGTACGTTCATCCGACGCTGGCGACGCCCGGCATCGAGATCAACAAAGGTGTCGTGATCGCGGTCGGCTACGGTCGGCGCCAACGGCGCAAGGTCGCGTTCAAGCAGGAGATCAGTGACGGACCTCCCGTGCTCGGTCCAGACGGAAAAGTCATGCAGTTTGCGAAGAGCAAACTCTCGGGCAAGATGCTATGGTTTGAGGACGGCCCTGAAACTGGCGCGATCATCCCGATGCAAGTGAAGCCGGGCGACGTCGTTGAATTCAGTTTCCGCAACATCACGCTGGTCGACTTCGACCGCGTAGGATTTCCAGGCATCGGCGATCTCGCCTTCGTCTGGCAGAAGGCGATCTACTCTGTCGACCCGGATGAGTCACTCAACGAGTGCCTGATGTGGCAGCAGAGCGCCGGCTACGACCGGAAAGGTAACTTCATGAGCGGTGCGGAGGATTGGCACCGAGCATGAGCGATAAGTGGCCGAAGATCAAACCGGAAACTGTAGCGCCATTGCGCGATGGTCGACCGGATTTGTACAACTACCAGCCGACGCGGTTCGTCTCGAAGGAAGAGGCGACAGCGCGCGGCTGGAAACTGTTCTGGACTGGAGAGATATGCGTCACCGGCCACCGCGCTGCGCGCTACGTCTCGAACAGCAGCGTCTGCACCGACTGCCAGCGCATTGAGCGCGGCAAGGTGCCGGTCTACGGCAAGGGTGTGCCGGAACTGGAAGCCGCGCGTAAGCGCAACTACACGCAGAAAAATACCGCGCCAGCCGGACCAGCTCAGCCGAACGCTGGCGAGAAGAAGTTTCTAGAGAAATACGCGGAGCTGAAGGACTTCACGGCTGCGGCCGAAGCGCTCGGGCGTACTGATTCGGAATTTTTGGCGGTCTTGAGTTGGAACGAGACGTTTCGAGAAGCGGTGAACCGTCTCGAAGAGAGTATGGGAATCGCTCGTACCGGGTCGATAACGGAAGAATTCGACTGGACAGAGGACAAGCGACGTATTTTCTTGATCACGTATGCCAACACGGCGGACATGAAGCAGTCTCTGCGTGTGATAGGCGCGACCAACGTGCAATTTCATCGCGAATTGACGGACAACCCCGATTTTCAGCGCGAATTCGATGAAGCTACGCAAATAGCGCGAGCCGTTTTCGATCACGCAGCTGCGGCAACCGCCATCAAAGGCGACTCCAAGCTGCTCGGACGCGTGGCTGCGAATTTCTTCCCCGAAAAATACGGAGAGAGCCTGAAAATGGATCTCAACGTTAAGGGGACCATGACGGTGGAACAACAAAATGCGGAATTATCCTCGCTCCTATCAGGACTTGCTCGACAGGGTGTACTCGTCGCTAGAGATTCCGAAAGAATTGTTGGACCCGACATCATCGACGCAGACTATTCTGTCGTTGAACCCGAGAACGAGAAGCAGACTGATCGAGATCCTGCGCCAGAGGCAGTATGCGTTGGCGCAGACCCAAATAGTGACCTGGTTTCAGGATCCGAGTGACCATCCAGCACTGAAAAATTGCCCGCTCGGCCGCGCGCACTACCCGAAGCAGATGCAGTTCTTCGCTTCGGAGTCGGTGCACGACGAGGTCGCGCTGTTCGGCGGAAACCGAACTGGAAAAACGCACTGCTGCTGCTTTGCGGACACGCTGCACCTGACGGGACTCTATCCTGAGTGGTGGCCGGGACGAAGATACACTCGACCGATCAATATGTGGGTCGCGACGGACACCGCGAAGAACACGCGAGACATTTTGCAGGATAAATTCTGCGGCAAGCCCGGCGTTGAGCAAGCGTACGGCACCGGAATGATTCCTGGCGATCTTTTGGTGCGGCGGACGGTGAAGCACGGTCTCGCCGATGCGTTCGAGACTGTTTTCGTGCTGCATGTGTCCGGCGGACTCTCGACGCTGCAATTTAAATCGTACGATCAAGGTCGTGAAGCGTTCCAGGGAACGCAGCAGGACCGCATCCACCTCGACGAAGAGCCGAAGCTGGAGATCTACACCGAATGTCTGCTGCGTCTCATGAGCACAGTGCCTGGTGAGCTGAACGGCACGCTGGCGCTGACCGAGACACCACTACTTGGAGTCTCGGACCTGATGATCACGTTCATGCCCGACCTTTCGCCGGAGCCGGACGCGATGCCGGCGCAGGCGTGGGACATGGGCGAGGAAGAAGAGCAGGAGATCGTCGTCAATGAGTAAAAGCGCGATCTTTCTCGACATGGATGACGTTCCGCACCTCAGCGACTCTGAGAAGAAGAAAATTCTGGCCGGCGTTCCGTCCTGGCAGCTTCAGGCACGTAAGTCCGGCATCCCTGGTCACGGTGTCGGCGCGATCTATCCGATCCCCGAAGACGTGATGCTGATCGAACCGTTCGACATCCCGGCCCACTGGCCGCGCTCGTACGGAATGGATCCAGGTTGGAACTGCACCGCAGTGATCTGGTTTGCTTGGGACATCGACAACGGATTCAAAGATGCTGCCGGAAATATGCGTTACCCCGCGGTGGCGTACGACGAATATTATCGCGGCCAGGCTGATCCGGCCGTGCATGTTGCGGCGATCAATCGTCGTGGTTCGTGGATTCAGGGTGTCATCGACCCCGCCGCGCAAAAAGCGCGTGGCACTGATGGCGAGCTACTGATCGACACGTATTGCCGTCTCGGGCTGAAGGTAAGCAAGGCCGACAACACTGTCGTGACCGGACTGGTTCAGACCTGGGACATGCTCTCGACGCAGCAACTGCGTATATTCACGACGCTGTCGAACTGGCGCAAAGAAGTGCGACTGTATCGCCGCGACGAGAAAGGCAACATTATCAAAAAGAACGATCACCTCATGGACGCCACGCGCTACAACGTGATGAGCGGCTTCGAGGTGGCTAAAGCGCCGCCCGCAAGTGTCGGCGGCCTGCCCTGGTTCGCCTGGGCACCCGAAATGGTCACACCTGGTGGGGTGTGGAGTGGTTAATTCAATCGAGGTGAGACTATGAGCGTTACTTTGAAATTGGTTCACGAAGAGGGCATCCGCCTGCGACAGCAGTCGGCCCACAAGATCGAGCAGAAGGACGAGAAGACGGGGGCGGTGAGTACCTCCGTCAATTGGCGTTTCGTCAAGCGTCAAGCGACCGACGGCAAAACAGTCGAAGAGTGCCAGCAGGATGAAGACCCGCGGCGCGTTGGCTCCGACGGACGCAAAATTCAACTCGGGACGTACACCGTGCACGTTACCGCCGGCATGAACAATCTGGTCATTGAGCGCAAGGGCAAAGTTGCTCCGTTCAATTTCAAGAACCCCGCGATCCGCAATCAAGTCCGCGTCCAGTATCAACGGCTGGTCGACACCGGGCGAAAAACAAAGGATGAAAAACCCGTGCACGAATGGAAGAACGACGGACAGCCGCAATATCTTCCGCCGAACACTTTTGGCGGAGCGTTCGTCGGCGACGGGCAGCGTGCAATCGTGGATGAGATGCCGACGTAATGACTGGCAATTCAGGTGACAACTGGGATCTGATCGGGGACGTGCCGGGACAACGCGGCACGATCCCCAATTCTCCTGGCTTCGAGATCGGCGACGAAGAAGGTCTCCTCTCGCGCATCCGCAACTTCTACGATGAAGGTGTTGGTGCGTGGGAAGAGAATCGTCGCATGCACTCCGAAGACCTGAACTTCATCTACAACGCGGAAGCGATGGGCCAGTGGGATCCCGTCGTACTGCAAAATCGGCGCGGCAAGCCGTGCTACACATTCAATCGGTGTCTGCAGCCCGTCAACATGGTGGTTGCGGACATGCGTCAGACGCGTCCCGCCGGCAAGGTGCGGCCCGCGTCTGACGGTGCGTCCGAAGCGATCTCGGACATTTTCGCCGGCCTGTGCCGTTCCATCGAGCAGTGCAGCCGAGCGGATCAGATCTACAAAGAGCAGTTCAAGTTCGCGGTGGCCGGCGGTTTCGGTGCGTGGCGCATCATGCCGACGTACATGCAGGATGATGGCAAGGGCGCCTTCGATCAGGTGCTGCGCGTCATCAACATCTCGAATCCGCAGACGGTGGTGTGGGATCCGCAGTGCGCCGACGCATGCGCGGGCGATGCCAACCGCTGCATAGTCGCGGAGCGCATCTCCGACGAGAACTACGAGGCACTGTACCCGGAAGGGAACATGACCAGCCTCAACGTCTCGCGTGACAGCTATGGCTGGTACACCGACAAGGAAGTGCGCATCGCTGAATACTTCGAGCGCGTCCCGCGCATGAAGGAAATCGCGAAGATGACCGACGGCACCGTACGTGAGTACGATGCCGATCTCAAGGCCACCGAGCAGCACCTCGAAGATCACGGCCTGACGTACGAAAAGAGCGGTGTCACGCGCATCGCAACGAACAAGAAGACCGGCAAACCGATGATCCGTAAGACCACGAAGTGGCAGATCATGTGGGCCAAGGTCGACGGTTCGACGGTGCTCGAAGGTCCGTACTACTACGACTGGAAGCGTATTCCGGTCGTGCGCTGCCCCGGTCGTTACATCAACATCGAAGGCCGCAAGAAATTCCAGTCGCTGATCCGTCACTCCAAAGACGCGCAGCGCAGCTACAACTCTCGCGCCTCGGACATGATTGAGCGCAGCGCGCTCCTGCCGAAGGCGCCGTATCTTGTGACTGAAGCGATGATCAAGGGCTACGAGAACGAGTGGAACCAGGCGAACGTTGCCTCGCGTCCGTACTTGCCGTACAACGTCGACAAGAACGCGGAAGGCGGCATGCCGTTCCGCACACAACCGCTCGACCTGCCGCAGGGTGCTATGGCACTCGCGCAGATGTCGATCCAGGACATTCAAGCCACGATAGGGTATTTCGACCCTGCGCTCGGCAACGCGGAAGATATGAACCGCGTCTCAGGCAAGGCGCTCGTGCAACACACGAAGCGCTCGGACCTGGGCAGCTTCGAATTCATCGATGGCTTCAGCTCCGCGCTGCAACTTACTTGGGAAATGTTTGTCGACATGATCCCGAGCGTCTACGATTCGAATCGTGTCGAGCGCATAATTGGTCACGATGGCGTCGAGAAGATGGTCGAGATCAACAAGGACAACCCGCACTCTGATGACATCATGAATGATCTGTCGGAGGGCACGTACGACGTTGAAGTCACCATCGGCCCGAGCTTCCAGTCCGCACGTCAGGAAGCGCTCGATACGCTGATCTCGTTCGCTGAGGCGATGCCGAACGCGGCGCCTGTCATCGGTGACTTGATCGCGAAGAACATCGATTCACCGGATGCGCAGGAGATGGCAAACCGCCTACGCATCCCGCTGATCCAGCAGGGCATCATCCAGCCGACTGAGAAGGAAAAAGCGTCCGGCGTTGGCGCTCAGAAGAGTCAGCAGCAGCAACAGCAGGAGCAGGTCCAACAGCTGCAGATGCAGTTGCTGCAGGGTAAGACTCAGAAGATGACGGCGGACGCCGCCATCGCGAAGTCTCGCGCCCAGGCCAGCCCGATGGAGCAGCAGAAGATCCAGTTCGAGACCGCCGGCAAGCATCTGGCGAACATCAAGCTGTCGCAAGAGATCGGCGCCAACCACAATCAGAATCAGGCCGATGCACAGTCCGCGCAGATGGATCTGGCGGCCAAGCACGTTGGCAACCTGCAGGATATGGCGCACGCCGATCAGCAGCACAGGCAGGGTATCGTGCACGCCGCGCGTCAGCACATCGCTGATCAAGGCGCGGCGCACTTGAACCTGCAGGCAGAACAGGAGCGCGCCCAGCAGCAGCATGAAGCTGAGATGGCGCGCCACAATGCGGCCCACGAGGCCGAGATGCGGCGCATGCACGAGAAGCACGCGCTGACGTTGAAACATCAACAGGAGTTGAACGAGCAGAAGGTCGCCGCCGCTAAGGCGATGGCCGCTGCCAAACCCAAGAAGCCGAAAAAGGCTGCTTGATTTTCAGTCTGGTGGGACTCGCCTCGCGGCAGCGCATGCCGTGTTATTAGGAGACAATCATGGCCTTTACTCGTGATGATTTGGAAAAATATGAAAAGGGACCGCAGAAGCAGGTCGACGATAAGTTGAACCCGTTTCGCGGAGCTACCCCGGCTCGCGCCGCAGACCCAGCCGCAGTTGCTGCGGTCGCCGCGGGCCAAAATGTTGATGCCACTCCGGGAGGCAGCGCCGCAGCAGCGGCCTCGGATCCACTCGTCGATGACAACGCCCCCGTTGTCGATGAGGACGGAACACTCGGCGACCAGACCGATTCTGGTGAGGGGACTTCGGACGAAAACGCGGATGCGTCCACCGCAAACGTCGATCTCAGCGATGAAACGGATCCCAATACGGATTTGACTGGCGGCCAGAATGACGATGAGGCGTCACCGGCACGGCCAGCACCGAAGAAAGGATCTGCTGAGGAACGCATAGTAGAGCTGAATGATCTGCTCGAAGGTACGAAGATATTTGGCAAGCACATGCAGAGCCAGCTCAAGGACGCATTGTCCGAGCTGGAACGATTGAAGGCCGGTGGCAAACCCACCGCGACTCAAACCGCCGCTGCCGCTGCTCCTCCTGTTGTTGAAGACGAACCGATGCCGGATTTATCCGACGAGGACGTCGCCTTCGATAACACCAAGTATCGGGCCAAGATGCAGAAGTGGACACGAGATCAGGCGCAGATCGCCGCGCGCAACATTGTGCGTGAGATGACTGGGCAAGACGAAGCACAAAAGCGTCGCGCTGCAGTCGAAGCGAAAATCGAGAAGTTTGCGAAAGCGACTCCCGATTACGAAGCGGTCGTGACAAAGAATCCAGTATTGGCTGCCAATCAGTTGGCATTCGATGCTGGAGTCGCTGTCGCTCAATCCGAGCACACTGCTCGATTGCTGTATAAGTTCGGAAAGGATTCTGCTCTCGCCATTCGAACGGCGAAGCAGTCACCGGCCCAACAGCTTATCACCATCGGGCGGATGATCGCAGAGATCGAGAACGAAGATCGAGTAGCTGCTTCCAAATCAAAGCAGAACGGTAACGGCTCGAATCCCAATGCGCAAAGTGGGAAAACGAAGTCCATCACTCAGGCGCCTCCTCCCCCACGGACCACACCGGCCGCGGGACGTGCAGCCGGCCGCGACATCCTCGATCCCAACATGTCGATGGATGAATTCGCGCGACAGCACAGAGGAAGCAAACAGTCAGCTCGCGAGAATGCTCGGAAGCAGCGCGGTCTGAACTAAAATAATCGGAAAGGAATAAATGGCTAACTCACTCATCACCGCTCAATGGGTCGCACGCAAGGCACTGGTCTTGTTGCACGCCAAGAGCAACTTCACGGGTCGCACGAACCGTGACTACCAGAGCTTGCTGCCCGGCCCCGTCAACGGGGTCATCTTGGGTCAACAGCTCTCGATCCGTCTCCCGTTCCAGTACATCCTGCGTACTGGCCCGCAGATGAATGCGCAGAACTCGGTACAGCGTTTCGCCACCATGTTGGTCAACCAGCAGCTCGGTGTCGACATCAACTTCACTTCGGTGGAGCGTGCCATGTTGCTGAACAACTTCGAAGAGCAAGTGCTCGAACCTGCAATGGCGCGTCTGGCGGCTGGTATCGAGAACTTCACCACGGGGCAAGTCAACAACGTTCCGAAGTTCACGGGCGCCTTCAACACCACGGCGACCTACGATCAGTTGCTGCAGAACGAGCAGTACCTGACGGAAGCCCTGGCGCCTGAAGACGACCGGCGTACGTTCACGGCGACCCCGCAAACCTCGCGGTACTTCGTGCGTGACAACAAGGGTCTCTTCAACCCCGAGTCCACTGTCTCCGACCAATGGTTGGAAGGCGTGATCTCCGACAAGGCCGCTGGCTACGTCTGCTTCCGTAACACGAAGCTGCCGACGCACGTCATCGGGACTTTCGGTGCGGCCGCTGCTCCCGTTGTGAACGGTGCCGGCCAGTCGAACCCCGGCGCGGGCAACGCGTTCGTGTCGACCTTCACGTTGAACACCAACGGCTGGACCTCGGGTGGCACCACCCTGAACGCGGGCGATGTGATTTCCATCGCTGGCGTGAACGAAGTCGACCCTGAGACGAAGGCGTCCTTGGGCCGACCCAAGCAGTTCGTTGTGACTGCGACCATCAGCGATACCGCGGGCGCGATCTCCATCCCGATTGCGCCGGGCATCATCACTGGCGGTGCATACCAGAACGTGGACAACGTTCCGGGCGCGGGCGCTGCCATCAGCGTCTTCGGCCAGAGCGGCGCTGCGGCCATCGCATCCTTGAACGGTGCGTTGATCAAGCAGTCCCTCGGCTGGTACCGTGACGCGATTGTGTTTGCGAACCCCCCGATGCTCGACCTCAGCCCCCTCGTCAAGATGACTGCTGCGGAAGCGTTCGAAGGGTACAACATCCGCTTCGCGCAACAGTGGGATCCGTCTAACGACGTGCTCCCGGCTCGTCTCGACTCGATTGTCGGCGCCGTGCTCGCTTACCCCGAGCTGGCTGTGCGTAACATCGAAGTCGCGTCGGCGGCTTAAGCCTAGTTAACTAGAAGGAAACGAAAATGGCTAACTTCCAAACAGGCTACGGTCACGGCGACGTCGTCGGAGTCCCGTTCGACTTCTATGCAGGCGCTACGTTGGTGACTGGTTCAACCATCACCATGCAGACCGGCATATTGGTCCTTGTGCCCACGGGCGCAATCTCTGTGACTGTGAACCTTCCGCTGAACCCAGTGGACGGTGCGCAAGCGCAGATCAGCAACGGTTCCGGCAGCATCATCACGTTGACCGCTGTCAACGCCAACACGGGCGACTCGTTCGTGGCTGGCGCGACCGCTCCCACGGCACTACAAGTGCCAGGCGCGGCCGGTGAAGCGACATCCACCGTGCGCTACGTCTACACTCTGAACGGCTTCCAGCCGGCCAGCGGTGCGGCCGTCAACCCGCGCACTTGGGTACGCGTGCAGTAAAACAAGAAATAGCGCCACTGCCCTCACCCAGTAGGCGCTTGCGGTGAACGTCCACCCGCTTAAGAAGACGTGACAGCTCGGAGAGACGGCATAAATTTCAGAGAGGCGTCGTGGCTCAGACCAACCAGCAGATCATCACCGAATCTTTCCAGATTCTTGGCGTCGTACGCGAAGGACGTGCCCCCACGCCCACGCAATCCGCCAACGGGATGACTATCCTCAACGACAACCTACTCACGCAGATGCGTGACGGTTGGGGGAACATCGGTTGGTACCCGCAGACTGTTGCTCAGCTCAACAGCATCGCGCCTCTCAAAGACGAAGACATCGCCGACGTAAAGTACGTTCTGGCTGGATGGATCTCGGTGCGTTACGGCATCACGATCCCGCCGTCGCCGGATCCATTGAACGGATTTGATCTGGCGGCATTGATTTTTCAAGCGATGCGTCGCTTGACGAAGCGTTACCTGCGATACACTGAGTGCGACCTCGGAGAACTCTCGCGCCCGCAAGGCGGTCCGTGGGGCGGCCCGAACTGGCTGTAACACATGGGCCAGGCACAGCTTCAATCCGTACCGTTGCCTCTCGCTTCGTATCAGCTGGCCGATCTTCGCGCCGGCTCGAAGCGATTGATCGGTTGCTACCCGGAACCGTCGCAGCAGACGCAACCTGATGACGAAGAGGATCAGCAACCCGCCAGCCTGCGGCGTTGGCCTGGTCTCTCGCCGTTCACGCCGAGCGGTCTGACCAACCCACTGCGCGGCATGTGGGAAATGGCCGGCACCGTGTACGCCGTGGTCGGCTTCGATTTGTACACCGTGAGCGCGCTCGGTGCGTTCAGTCTCGTGCCGGGATCTGCTGGTGGCATCATCGGCAACGGTTTCGTGCGCATGACGGACAACGGTGCGTGTCTGGTGATCCTGGTGCCCGGTACCGACACCTGCTTCACGTACACGCCGTTCAGCGGCGGCGGCGGCGTGCAGCAGCTCACCAGCTCGTTCTTCCTCGCGCTCGGTGGCGCGATTGACGTTTGGTATGTCGACACCTTCATCGTGTTCCTCGCGAACAACAATGGCGGTCTCGGCTCATTCACATTTTTCAACGACGACGGTCGGCAGGTGTCTGGCAACGCGCAGATCACCTTCACCACCGCTGCGTCGTTCAATCGGCAGTTCGGCACGGACCCCTTCTATGGGATGTGCGTCGATCACCGCGAAGTCTTGATGTTCGGTTCGCGCTCGTCGGAAGGTTTCGTGAACACCGGCAACCCGACCGGCACGCCGTTCAGCGCGGCGTCCGATACGTACATGCCTTACGGCGTGCACCCGCAGTGCCCCTTCAGCATCGCGCTGCAGGACAACTCGGTGATGTGGGTCGCAAACGATCTGACGGTGCGACGTCGTAACGGACAGACACCCGTGCGAATATCGACGGCCGGCGTTGAAGCTGTGCTCTCGAACGCAAATAAATTAGGGCTGCTGCCTGGCATGTACGCTCTGTCGTCTCCGGCCGGCGGCCCGACCTGGAACGGGCACCCGTTCTACGTGCTGACGATCCCGCTCGCCGAGCGCACGCTCGTGTACGATTGCGTGACGCAGCAGTGGTTCGATCTGGTGTCAGTGCTCAACGGCCAAGAAATTCAGTACCGTGGCCTGAGCTATCTGAACGCGTTCGGCAAGCAGCTGGTCGGCGATTCGGAGAGTGGCACCATCGGCTTCCTGGACGATACAGTCCAGACTGAATTTGGAAATGCGAACGCGCCAGTAGTGTGCGCGTTCACGACGCAGCCGCTGTACAAGGCGAACAATCGCCAGATCGTGCGCCGCGTAGAGGCTGTAGTTACGGCCGGCGCAAGCCCAACACCCGGCGTAGCGCCGCGTATAAATCTGCTTCTGTCGGATAACTGGGGCGAGACGTACGATGTGTCGGGTGATGACTCGCAGACTCTCGGTGTGCCAGGCGACACATCGAACCGCGCGATCTGGTGGAACGTTGGACAATATTATAGTTTGGTGATGCAGTTTCGGGTGACGGACGCATCGCCTACCTTCACAGTTGCTGTGACCGCGATGGTCGAACCTTGTAAGTGGTAGCATGGCGATCCAGCTAAAGACGAAGCCAGGTATCAACGGTGCGAACGTTCTCTCGATCCCAAAGGATTGGGACGCGACATGGTTTCGTAAATTTCTTAATAATTCGCTGAAGGGCGCGGACGTTCGCAATGCGATAGGCCTCAACGGCGTAACGGTCACTGGCAATATCGCCAGCCCATACGCGACGATCAGTGGCGGCGGCTCGCCGTTCGTGGCGCCGATTGTGATCAACTCAACGGCGGGCCAGGTTTCTCTGACAGTGAACGGCGCCAGCGGACAGAGTTCTGGCATTTTCAATGGGCCAGTCGTAATCAATGATGCGTCCGGCCCTTTCGCGCTGGTAGTGAACGGCGACGGCACAGACAATACGGTACAGCTGAACACTCCCAGCGGCAGGTTCACAGGCATCGCCCTGCAGAAGGCCGGGGTGACCGAAGCTGAAATGTTTTTTGACACCACCGTGAACGAACTAGTTTTGGCGAGCGACGCCGCCGCGTCTACATTTCGAATTCGTACAGGCGTTAGCGCTCTAATTTTTAATAACGCTGGGCAGATGTCGCTGCCGTCAGTGACAGTCACCAGCACAGCGCCAGTCGCCGGAGGCGCGGGAGCACTGCCCGCCACGCCCGCCGGATACATGGCCGTCACGATTGCCGGGGTAGCTCGGCGTATTCCGTTTTACACTTAGAGGTGAGTCATGACGAATGAAGATAAACTAGCCATCGCTGACATTATCGGAGGTCTGCCGGGTAACACCGCGGTCAGCGTGCAGCCAGCTATCCCGCCGCACATCGCCGGCAACTTACTTGAATTCCTGCGCCGCGTCCAATCGACCGGCATGGAAGCAGTTGCTTGGGTGGAGGCGTATCAGTTCGTGCAGAAGCACGGACCGCAGCCCGGCGTGCCGTTTGGCGGATTACCTCCGAAGTGAGATGAGATGTCTATGTTGAAGTGGTCGATGGAATCCGCTTGGGCTGCTATCGCTGTGGTACTCACCACAGCCGGCAGCATTTACACGACCGTGCATCACGGCGGTATCGTCGATCAACAGATCGCAGATATGAAGTCACAAAATGATCAGACCGCGGCGCACGTCGCGAAGCACGATGATCAACTCGATTCCATCAAGCAGCAAAACGCAGCGATGCAGCAATCGCTGACAGACATCAAAGACACGGTCCACGACATTCAGATCCAGGTGAGGAAACCGAATGGCAATCACGAATGACACGGTGCTCGATCCTTCAATCGACCGACGGCTGGCGATTGATCTCGACGCCGCGGAGAAAGACGAACTCGTAGCGTACCTCGATACGAAAGGCAACTGGACATGCGGCCGCGGGCACCTGATGCCGCGCCCAGCTCCAGGCCGCTCGTGGGAAGGTTTCACGGTGATTCAATCGACCAGCGACCGCTGGTTCAGCACGGACATCATGAACGCGATGCGCTTAGCGTCTCGCTGGCCCGAGTTTGAATCCTGCGACACTGACTGTCGCAAGAACGCGCTCTATGAGATCGCGTTCAACATGGGCGGACGGTGGGAACAGTTCGGCCCGACGCGTGACGCCATCAAGGCGCAGGAATGGCAGACGGTGCACGATCACCTGCTTGCCAGCCTGTGGGCCAAGGAAGTGCAGCCGCACGGCTTCGATAAGCCGGGCCGAGCCACACGCATCGCAGGTTACTTTTTGAGTGGGGAGTATCCGACATGAGTTTGATCAGCGACGGTATCGCTGGTGTCCTGAAACCGATCAGCGACATCATTTTGAAAGTTGTCCCGGATAAAGCCGCAGCAGCGGCCGCTGCCGCACAGCTGCAGTCCATGCTCGCCGCGGGCCAACTGCAGGAAGAGATGGCGCAGTTGCAGTCTGTAACCACGGCGCAGACCGACATCAACAAAGTTGAAGCGGCTTCGACTTCGTGGTGGGTCGCCGGATGGCGTCCATACATCGGCTGGATTTGTGGCACCGGCTTGGCGATGTCCGCCATCATAGGTCCGACGTTCACATGGTTGACCACCTTGCTAGGTCACCCAACACCGTTTCCGATTCCGAACGATCCGCTGCTGCAAAGCACGCTCGCGGGTATGTTGGGGATGGGTCACATCACGCGCACGATTGAGAAGATCAAAGGCGTTGCCGGGAATCATTAATCGAATAACATGGCCGCTGGACTAAACTACATCAGCATGGGCGGGGAACCTATCTCGCCCAAACTGCAGGCAGCGCAGACAGCGGCCGCTGCTCAGGCTCAGGCTCAGCAGCAGGCCGGTTTGCAGAGCTATGCCAACATCGCCATCACTGACTTGAACAGTGGCGATTACGCTGGCGCTCTGCAAGCCGGTCTCGATAGTGGCAAGCTGTACAACACCAACTATGGATCCACGACAACGGATCCGTTACTTCAGGCGTTGGAGAGCAGCCAAGGTTTACAGGAACTCGATCCCAGCAAGAAGTGGGATGCGAATTCGATCCAGCAGTATTACGCGGCCTTCGGCGCCAATCCTGTAACGCAGGGCAAGCAAGCCGGCACCGCAGACGCTGGCGAGAGCTGGGGTCAGAATCCGTACGGTCTGTGGGGCGATCCCAGCAAGATCGCGAGTGCTGACGCTCAGACCAACATCAACACGCAGGGCGACAACAGTGCGCCTGACATCGAGCGGTTCGCGGGCGCGCAGCCGACGAAAAGTTTCATGAGCAAGTACGGCGCCGATATCGCCGCACTTGCTGCCACTGCTCTGTCCTTCGGTGTCGCTGCTCCCGCTCTCGCGGGTGCGTTGGCCGCAGACGGAATCGCATCTGGTCTCGCAGCCGGCGCAATTGCTGGCGGTGTGATGGGTGGCGTCAACGCTGCGGCCATCGATGCGATCACTGGCAAGCCGCTCACGCTTGGCAGCGTCGCGGGCGGTGCGCTCGGTGGAGCTGCCGGCGGCGGACTTCTGCCATTGGCCGGCGGCGCGATCAACGATGCTACCGGACTCGGCAGCACGCTCTCGACTGGCATCGCTGGTGCCGGCATCGGAGCCGCGAAGAGCGCGCTTACTGGCGGCAACGTCGGACTCGGTGCGCTCACTGGCGGCATCGGTGGAGCGGTTCAAGGATCTGGTATCGCTGGCAACATCAAAGGCAGTCTCACGGGCGCAGGCGTACCCAGTGGCGTTGCCGGTGCAGTGACGAATGGTGGAATCAATTACGCAGTCGGCGGCGTTACTGGCTTAGCGGCCGGCGCGCTGATGGGCAATCCAGGCGGGGCGCAGCCCAGCGGTAGCGTCCTCTCGCAAGGGGCACAAGGGAACAACGGTAACATGGCAACAAGCACGGGTTCGGCACTGATGGGATCCAACATCCCAGCGTACATTCAGGGCGGTTCGATGGGTAACATCGTCCCGAGCGCAGGATCACCGACGGGCTACGTGCCAGCGGCTGGTGCCAGCACAGACTCGACTCTCGCGTCCACTATCACTGGCGCACTACCCGGCGTGTTGCAAGGCGCGGCCGGAGTCTACGGATCTCAGAACGCTGCTCAGGCGCAGCAGAACGCCGATAACAGCGCGATCAACACGCAGCAGTCGACCCTCGGCAACATCAACAATATTTGGGCCACACAGCAGCAGACTGGTCAAGGCGCCAACACAGCGCTACAATCTTCCTTGGGTCTCAACGGCCAGCCCGCCGATCCGTCGAACTTCTTGAACATGCCCGGCTATCAATTCGCCGTGCAGCAAGGCACGCAGGCAATTCAGCGGCAAGCCGCTGCGATGGGAAGTGCGTACACTCCGAACACGGCGGAAGCTGTTGGTCAATACGTGACCGGCACCGCTGCGCAGGACTACAACACGTACATCAGCCAGTTGATGGGAGCGGCCGGACTCGGCAGCACCGCGAACACTGGCATGGCGACAGCGGCTCAACAGACCGGCGCCAACATCAGCACCCTGCAGCAGAACATCGGTCAAGCGCAAGCGTCCGGCGTCTCGGGCGCAGCAAATGCGGTCGGCGGCATCTTCGGCGTCAACGGTGCCGGCACCAGTTTGATAGGTGCGGCGGGTCGCGCGCTCACTGGTGGCGGTGGTTCAACCGGCGGTGGTGGCGGTGGCGGCAGCGGCAGCGGCGGCTTCGGCACGCCTGGCTATCAGGATCCGTTCGCAGGAACTACGCTGGCGAACAACTCCGGCGCGTTCAACGCGTACAACGCCGCCAATGGTCCGACCGCTGGCGATATATCGAACAGCACGAACGGTATCGGCAACATCAATGTCGGCCCGATTGACGCTGGCGGCATGCCCGACATCAATTTGCCGGACATCACCGACGACAGCACAGATTTGACCAGCTTCCTTGGAGATGGGTGGTAATACATGAGCGACATACCCGATAACGGTTCATTCAACTCCAACTTCGCGAACATCGCAGCATCGAACTACGGTCCGAACGCTACGGCGAATCAAGGTCTCGTTGGCGCTCAAACTCAGAACGTTCAGCAGCAAGCGCAGGCGGCTGCCATGCAGAACAAACTGATGGCCGCCCGCATGCCGCTGATCTTGTCGCAGCTGAACAGCGAAGCTACCGGCGCAGCGGATAAATCCGGCGTCGGTGGTGAGGCAGATCGTAACGGCGATCCCGTCAGTGGTGGCAAGGGTGATGCCAGTATCGGACCACGCACTCCCGGCGAGGACATCGCGTC